GCTGATCCGTTAGTCGTGGTAAAAGCACTTGTAAGAGTGTTCGTAGATTTGATTGGGTGTATGTCATAAAATACACCACCCGAGTATGCGTATAAAATTCTGTTTGTTCCTATAATAGAATATTTAGTTCCAGATTTATTAACTAAATGAAACAATGCTCTTGCAGCACCTGTTAATTTATTTTCCCCTAATTGAGACCAGCCACCTATTTTTTCTGGCGTGCCATAACGAAACCTTACATTGTCGCCACCAACCCATTGTGCTTCAGCTGTAGTTTCTGTAATTTGTTTGTTGAAACCTGGTAAAAACCCTAATTTTTGTAGCATACGACTCCATTATAATACTATTTTACAAAAGATGGTAGACCTAGCTTTGGTCTTCCATCGAATTTGTTCTTATCAGCAAATGGGCCATTTACATGATTATAATGCAAGAATACTTGGCCACAAATGTTCCCGTCAAAAGGCTCTCGCCAATGTTCGAGTTCACAGCCACTATATACTAGCATATCGCCTACTTCAAGCAAGACTTTTGTACCTTTGGGTGCATTGGGCTTATGTATGTTTTTATACTCATCTATGACGTTGTCAGACCCCGTATCGTCGATAAATATAGGCCAGGGGTCTCCACCAAGATTTATTGTAGTAGATATTTCGCAAGAAGGCCTGTCTTTATGTCTTTTTAATATATCGCCTTTTTTATATAATCTAGCGTAAGAATAAGTAGGGATTAATTGTAATTTTGTTTCTTGTTGCATTCTAGGCAATACTTTCATCATTAATGTTTCCATTACCATATCTGCATAATGAGAGTATGTATTAGGAACTTGTTTATCGGTCCATGTCCCAAACATGCCTGTGTCATATATAATATTATTTTTATACATAAATTCAACAGAATCTCTTTTAAGTAAAAAATAATTAAATATAAAATTAGCTAGTTCAAAGGATACCGCATTTTTGATTACTTGATATTTAAACATTAAAACCTGCCTGTATAAAATTAAAACTTACAGATATTCTTATATCATTGCTTTCGTTTGGTTCAACACTATGCCAAAGCCAGGCAGGAAATATAATTATTCTGCCCTCTAATGGATCTACACGAACCTCTCTCCATAAATGAGATGGGGGTTCTCCTTGTTTTCTTCTTGGCATAACCATATGTGCCGTTGATCTAGGTTCGTTAAAAACAATTTGACCCGAGTTTTGTGGTGCTTTAATATAATACACTCCACTAAAATGACTGTTAGGATGTAAGTGTGGTCTATTAGATCCACCTGGCGGATTTACGTTAGCCCACATATTTCCAATAATTGGTTCGCTTTCTAACCATCCATCTGCATTTTAAATAATTGATCTACCAAAGGTTTAAATACAGGTATCTTATGCATATCAGTTGTACTATGCCAACCTTTTACATTAGTTCTTTGTATGCCTTTATCTTTATTAGCCCAATTTAAAACTTCTTTTTCAAAAAGTCTGTTATCTAAATTAACATCCTTAGCGTATATAATAGTTGGAAAATATGCAGCTTTAATCATTTAAATGGAGGGCCTCCAAACCACATAACTAATGATTTTCTATTTCCTCGTATGACTGGTGTAATTCGATGTCTTAAAAAAGATGCAAAAAATATTGCATGACCTTGTTTTATTTTTGCAACTTTACCTTCTTTAAGTAGTTCTAAATCTCCACCTTCAAATTCATTTTCTGGAGATAATAAAAGAGTCATAGATATTTTTCTAACTGGTGGTTCATGTTGCATATTAACTTCACTATCCATGTGCCAATCATAAAACCCTCCTTCTGGATATTCTGTATATTGAGCTTGTTCATTTATACACATCCCATCAAAACCAAAATGATTTGCATTTGTAGTTTTCATTACCTGTTCTAATTTTTCATACATTGCTTTCATTTTTTTAAATGGTATCCAACTAATATGTGAGGTTCTTGTTTTAGTGTCATAGACTCCGCTTCTAGTTCCTTTTTCATTTCCAACATACGCATCGTTTCTTGGTTCAGATCTTCCTGAATTAATAATCATCTGACACTGTTCAGGTGTAAATACAGGATTATTTGTTTCAACAATAAAAGCTCTCCATTTTGGTTCAGTAATCATATTGCACCCCTGTTTTTTATTGGATCAAATTTAACATCACAGTTTGCAGCGAGTGTTCGTCTTACTTCATCTGTTCCATTAAAAGGATAAACACAGTGTCTCATGTCATATGGAAATATATAAAAATCTCTTAGGTTCATTGGTGGTTGATAATCTATTTTAGCAAACTGACCGTTAGCTGCACCCAAGATTTGTAATCTACCGTTTTGTTTAACGTCGCTTGCTGAGTACTCTCTACCAAATGTTGATGGTAATTTTAAAATCATAACAGAAGATAGACCTGTAAATAACATACCTCTATGAATATGTGCTGGATTATACTCGTGCTGTTTCATTTCATTAACCCAAATGGAATTAAGATGTAAATCGTAATCTTTTATTTTATTAAAAGTTAAATAATGTTTAAACATTTCCATAAAATAATTTGTAACTACTCTTGGTAATCTGTTATGATTTTTCATCTTTGTTTGATCAGCACCATGATAGAATAACGAATGCTCATCTTCTATCTTACCAACTAATTGTTTATTAGCTTTGTCTAATATGTTTTTATTAACGTCATAAATATTATTAATAGTTATAAAAACATCTAGTGGCACTTGATATTTTAAAACAGATTGACCTAAAAATATAAAATCAAACTTTGGGTTTTTCATCTTGTGTGATCTGCTCTTTCTCTTGGTAACTACTTTCTAATTCACCTGACTTTTTAATTCTTTGCAATGATTGTAGTTGACCCATTACATTAAATATTTCTGCTTCTGATGAGTTTGCATTTAAGTGTTTAGCTTTTTCATGGTATTGCAGACCATAAGACTCTAGTTGATGTTGATTAACATCCTTGTCATTAAACGATCCATCATTGAATTCTTTTTTTAATTTAGACCACATTTTAATTTCACGCATTCTATGTTTTGCAACTTTTTCCATAGATGCTTTACCAAATCTAGCTTCATCTAAATCTATTTCGTATTTAGTTCTTTTATATTCGTCTTCTTCTTTTTCTATTTTACCTTCTAACCATTTAATCC